TATTGTATAATGGGTGTATCTTATATATTATGGAGAAATAAAAATGTCAGATGAAATACACATGGGTCTACCCCTTGAAATTGGTCAAGAAGTACCAAATGTAAACTTAATGACCAACACCGATGAAGGTATGGTCGCACTTAACACTAAAGAACAATTCGCAGGACAAAGAGTAATCCTTTTTGCATTGCCTGGGGCATTCACTCCAACCTGTTCAACAAAACAATTGCCCGGCTTTGATGCATTGTATTCTCAGTTTGTAGAGAAGGGTATCGATGCAATCTATTGTCTATCAGTCAATGATACCTTTGCCATGAATTCATGGTTTAAAGAATTGGATATTCAAAATGTCCGACCTCTTGCAGATGGTAATGGTGAGTTTACTCACAAGATCGGAGCAGAGTGTAAGAAAGCAAATCTTGGTTTCGGATATAGATCATGGAGATATGCATTAGTATTGAATGATGGTAAAGTCGAACATATGTTCCTCGAAGAAGGTTTTGCAGACAACATTGAGACCGACCCATTTGAAGTATCAAGTGCAGAATACGTTCTAGATTCCATCTAAAAACCACTAGTCAAAGTTTGCTAAATATAGTATAATGGAGACTATGATGAAAGATAATCCGAACAAGTATTTTCAATACAACCTAGAAGACCTTCACCGTAACAGTGAAAGTAAACAGTTTAATTACATTACTTTCTTTGCTGGTGGTGGAGGTTCTTCATGTGGTTACAAACTCGCAGGTGGTGACGTTCGATACATGAACGAGTTCCAACAGTTACATGTTGACACCTACCTAGAAAACTTCCCTAACACTACCCATGAATGTAGAGACATCAAAGAAGTCACTGCAGAAGGAATCATGGAACTTAGTGGACTCAAAAAATACGAATTAGATATCATGGATGGGTCACCACCTTGTCCACCATTTTCTATGGCAGGTTCCAAGAAAGAAGGTTGGAACAAAGAGAAGATGGCTTATGGTATGAAGCAACAGAACATTGAAGACCTTACATGGGAAATGATTAGGATTGCCGAAGGGTTAATGCCTAAAGTTATAATATGTGAGAACGTGAAGGGTCTTTCAATGGACTATGCAAGAGACCATCTAAACAGGATGGTAAACGACTTCGAAGCACTAGGATACTCAGTGACTTGGAAGATCATGAAGGGACATCAACATGGTGTACCTCAGAAGAGAGAAAGAGTATTCATGGTTGGTGTACGTGATGATGTACTAGAAGGAATTGGAATGCCTTGGATGTGCATGTCTTCAGTTTTCCCCGACCCAGTAAAAGAATTTGCATCCATTGAAGATGCAATTCACGATTTAGAAACAGACGAACAGAACATTATTGATGCAGCTTATTTAGAAACTGCAATGGATGAATCTTCCAAAGGACATTGGGTAAATGGATTTGATGTACACCCAAAGGAAGAATTTGCAGAGTGTACTCCATGTCTTGGACTCACCCCTGTACTTAAAGAAAGAGAGAACCAAGCATATACATCTATCGGAGACCATATCGTAAAACCATGGTTCCAAGAGAACATTAGACTTGGACATATCAAACCCGAAGATGAGAAACATTCTTACTACATGTCAAGAATCGTTCCTAAACATCTTCCAGCTCATTCATTGACTGAAGCAGGGTGTCAACCAAAGTTTATGGGTGGTAATCATTTCCACCATGGTGGTAAAAGAATTTATACACCTCAAGAAATGGTAAGGATAATGACTTTACCTAATGATTATAAAATGACAGGTGATTATGACGACAAGGGAGCAAGAATCGGATTGATGGTTGCACCACTTTGTTTATACTACCTCGTTCAAAGCATAAAAGGACAAATAATAGAACCATGGAATTCACTGCAACAAAAGACTTAGGGTTTAAAGAAACCTTCAAAGAGTGGAACGGTAAATATCTTACCGAAGATTCCTATGATACTGTTATATCATCTATCGAATATGATGGTGATGTTATCAAAATCTATAAACCACATGGTACTCTTATGGGTGAAACCTTACTTGCATGTATTGTAAAGAATGCATACAAAGGTAAGACTTACCAAACAGTTAAAGATACTTTGTTCTCTATCGATGATACATCTACAATGAGAGCAAATGCAGCCGGGCCTATCGACCACGAAGATATGAAGGCAAAAGGATTAATCGAAGGTAAGGACTATGTCCTAAGAACACCTAACAGTTATTACCCACTAAAGAAGAATGGTGAGTTCAATCGTATTGCAGAAGCAAACGAGATTCATTCAGTTCTAATCGGGTATAAACGTGGCAGATTCACAGGAATGATTAAGGCAAGTGGTTGGATGCAAAAGAAATCTAACGCAGAAAAGTTCGAAACCTTATCACAGATTGCAAACGTCAATGAAGAAGCATTGAAGAGTGCAGTTCCCGAAGTATACAACTTACAAAAAACTTTTGCAGATGAGTGTATAGATGAGAAGTATCACATTGGTGGTTCACCGATGACAGCGTTATCTGCAAACAAGTATTCAACTGGTGGCACTGTAAAGATGTCTGCACATTTGGATGGTAAAGATTTAGAGTTCGGAATGACAACTATGTGTGTCTTCCGTATTGGAGAATTTGGGGGTGCATACTTATGTTTCCCTAGATATGGTATTGCTATTGAAGCAGATGATGGAGACGTACTGATTGCAGATTCAAATGAATTGCACGGTGTTACCCCTATCACTGGTGAAGGAGTAAGGTTATCATGTGTTGCATATTGTGATGAACATGTTGCAACTAAAGGAAGAGCTGGAAAGACAGAGAACCCTATCGGCCCTCATGCTGGAAAGTATGAAGACAAAGGTTCACTGGACAGTTTCTTTTAGACCTAAATAATAGTGGAGTTACACTTGAAATAAAAAAGAGACCCTTTTTTATGGGTGTCGTTCCAAACTAACGACTATGGAGAACAACTATGTCAAACAATAATCAAATCCTATTCGACGTGAATAGGTCACTCAAAGAGTGTAAACCAAAGTATCCTAAAGGTGTAAACTTCACCACTAGGAAACTAATCCCACTTGAAGATATCATACATTCTGTAAAGAAAGGCCCATCTTTAAACATTAGAGTCTACAACCATTTAAGAGCAAACGTTCTTAAGTTAGTAGATTCATTTCAAAACCTAGGTTGGGTCTATTCAGAACCACCATTGGTAGTCGAACTTGGTGCAGATGAAAAGTACTATCTGAAAGCAGGTTTCAATAGACTAGAAGCATTTACAGAACTTGAGCAAACTATGGTCATAGTAGATGTTGTAACTTTTGATACACCAGCTAATGAAATCATGTTTATGATTCAATCCAATGAATGTCATTTACCAGCACAGGATAATGATGACAAAGACTATGTTAAAGCTTTAAAGATACTTGTAGCCCAAGGTTCTTGTACAAGAGATAACACTTCTTATTTGAAGGATAGATTAAAAGATATGACCCCAACAAAGTCACCAGCACAAAGGACTGCAATCTTTAATAGATTTAGGTCAAGTCTTTCTGTATTTGAAAATGTGATAGATGTAGACGCTGGAGTTGCAAACAGGATTCTTGCTGAGAATCAATTCCCATCGAAAGGGTATGTTCTTGACTTACAGCAGATAGGTTTTGCAAGACCAAATGGGGACTTTGGAACTAAAATAAAACAGATGATAGATTTGTATGATACGTACTTAGTACCAGTTCAAATCTATGGTTACATTTTAAATGTAGACCCTTCAAAAATTGCAGACCAAAGAAGTAACTGGATGGATTCTTTTGACAGAACTATGTTGTGGGTAACCCAGCATCTTAATAGAAAGTATCATCACATCTTTGAATTCAGAGGATTCATAGGTCAGATTACTACAGCAGACCCTCTTAATGATGGTCTTCCACTGGAAGATGTGGTAGTCAACTTGGACGGTAGTTCAGTATGATTATCATGGTTGGTGGAGTTCCATGTTCGGGAAAGTCAACTCTCATGAGAAGACTTATCTCTAGGTTAGATGAACCCAACCTAATTGAACCGATGAAACTATTTAAGTGCCAAGAACATGGTGACATATTAGTAGTCGGTCAATATCCCGAGGGAGAGACATTCGGTGGAACTGATAAGCTCTCTCACGGTTCTATACCACAATTTAGAGAATTCATTGAGTGGGCAAACATTGCCTACAAACATGTTCTAATAGAAGGTGATAGATACTTTAGAGGAGTAGACATAGAATGGTTAATGCAAAATCACGAAGCATTAGTTTACGTTCTAACAGTAGATATAACCGAAGAACACAATCGTCACGCAGAACGTGGAGACACACAATCAGAAGTATGGCTGAAGGGAAGACGAACACAGATAAATAACATACTAACAAACATGAATCTTTTAGGACAACTAAATATACATGATAACAATTCTATACATGATTCTATGAGAATCGAAGAGGAAATACATGCCAAAATTATTCGATAACAAAGTCTACATGGTAGTCGAGAATCCAAGTGAAAACGACGCTGCTATCGAGATGACAGGTGGAGAATGGGACGGACTTGTATACCAATATGGTAAGTTACAATTCGAAGATGGAAAACCCAACATTAATTTCCAAAGAACTATAAGAAGGTTCCCTCACGGTCAACAAAAGACAGATATTGGACTTGAGGAACTCCTAAATAATAGTGAATTAAACGACCTCATGGGTGACATTTTGATGGAACTCGTGGATGAACAATTGAAAAGGGAACAGGAACAGGATGAATAAAGAAATATTAAAAGAACAAATTAAAAGACATGAAGGTGAAGTCCTTGAAGTCTATGCAGACTCATTAGGTTATCTAACACTAGGTGTTGGTCATCTTATTAAAGATGGTGATGCAGAACAAGGTAAACCAGCTGGAACTCCAGTTAGTCAATCAACAGTAGATGCGTATTACGAATCTGATTTTGACAAGCATGTAGATGAAACTATCCATGTATTTGAATCAAAAGGTGGGAAGGACTTCTATAGTCTACCCGAAGCAATACAACACGTATTGGTTAACATGACATTCAACTTAGGTGGAAGTCGTTTTGGTAAATTTAACAACATGTGGAAAGCAGTTGTATCGGAGAATTGGGAAGGAATGGCTGTTGAGATGGAAGACTCTCGATGGTTTAAACAAGTTGGGAGACGTTCTCTCGAATTACAGGAGCAAGTAAGAAGTGTCTGAAATTATAAAGTGTTTACGTCTAGAAAATGGCGATGTTGTAATAGGTTTAGTTTCCGAAAACGTAACTAGTTATACAGTAAAAGAAGCACACGCATGTATCGTAGAATTAAAGGGAACCAATATGGAAGTAGGTCTTGCACCATGGATACCTTATGCAAAGGATTATACCTTTAACATTAAAAAAGTCAGAGTAGTAGCTGCATTTGAACCAAGACCAAATCTTGCACAAAATTTCAAGGTTCTAACAGGCAATAAGTAGAATGGCAGATATATTAAGAGCATTAGAAAAGAAGTACCAAGGTGATATTGCAGTTCATACTGCAAACATCTCAGTCTATCAGCAAAACCCAGTCGGTATCGGAGAACATCCCGATGTCGTTGGTGCTGTTGATGAATTGGTCGCTAACTTAGCCGATGCACAGGACAAACTCAAAGCAGTAAAAGAATTACTGAATCCCTCTAGAAATACACTTGTAGAATAATCCTTTTTCTGTTATAATAACAGTATGGATTTTTATACAAACGTATGTCGTACACGCGACAAGATACTCGT